GTTACCAGCACCATTTGTTTCCGTTGATAATCCTTCCTGATCTATATTACATCTTAATACAATTATACTTTGATTATTATCAACTACTTTATTTGATTTATCACTATTAGCACATATTTGAACAACAGCAGAGGTCACTTCAACTAAACACTTTCCTTTATTGCGTATATCAACATTATTTAAAACATAAGTAAAACTTGATTTATCGCTATTTAATGAAACAGAAGCATCTAAACTATTTAATTTTAATATTTTGATATTATTCATTATATATATATATAATATTTATTTTTCATTATTATTTTCATTTAAATATATTTCTAATGTTTCATTATCTTTTACAATTTGTAATTCTTTTTCTAAAAAAGACATATTATTTAATTCTTCTTGTTCTCTAATATAATCTTCTTTATTAATATTTTTAATAGTATCATAATATATTTTTTTTATTAATAAGGTGTACATAGGATCAGGATATTTATTATATTTTGAATCAACCATACTTTTACAATAAGCAAATAAAGCTTTTTTATGTTTTAATTCTACCCAACTATCATCAACAGGTTCATCTAAAATTTTATCTGCTGGATATTTGTCTAAAAATTCTTGTCTATAATCTCTATTAAAATCTACTTTATAAATTTCTGCTTCCTCCGATCCTTCCATTATATTATATATAATATTTTTTTTAAATTAAAAAAATTTAATTAAAAGATTAATTAAAATTGAGTTTCTACAACACCATTAGGGTTGTGTACAAACATGCGATCGTGTAAGGCTAATGTGACCGCAGTAGAAGCAGACGGAGCACTGCTAAAAGTTATTTCAAGATTACTTGGACCTCCTGCGGTAGTGTCTAAACCTTGTAGAATTAATCTTTCATCACTGAATTTTTTAAGGTCTACACACATTGATCCGTGTCCTACGGAAGCATTTGCTGCGTCATCATCCGCTAACCACTGTGTGACTGAAACAGCAGAACAAACAGCATGTGTTTTTCCATGTTTAGCAAATACTTTACTTGCCTCTATGTATGAGCGACATGTATTGGTGCTGCTAATCTCAACATCATCGGAAGGATATGATTCAGACATAATACGATATTTATAGCTTGATATATTTGTTAAGTTAAAAGCATTTAAACTATTTTTAGTTTGAGTATTTAAATTTTCAGAAGTTCTTACTAGTGTACATAAGCCATTTAATGAGCGATAGCTTGAATTTATTTGTAGTGATTGTTTGCCTCCTGAGGCAGCAATAGCATTTACAATAGTATTTACAGATTGACCGACCCACATTATTGGAGCACTTGCTACTTGTTGAGCGTATGAAGCCATAATCTGTTCATCAAGGATTTGATAGCATGGAGCATAATAACGGACTTCAGAAACTGTATAAGTAAAAGGAGCATCAACAGTAGCTGCTTCAGTAAAAGCATTAGCAAATGAATCTAATGTAATTTCAATCTGAAAGCTATTCATACCAGCTGGAAGAGCTTTTTTGAAATATGTATTTAAGAAAGCACAATTTAATTTAATAGCTACATTTATAGAATTACCTGCGGCTCCAGCTTTGGCTAAATCAACACCTAACGCATCGGATTCTAATGCAGCACCACCAGCACCAACAGTAGCAGCTTGGTAAGTTAAATCATTAATATTACTCTGCCATAATTCATCATATAAGTGATATACATTATAATCTGAAATAGATTCTACTTTGCCCGAGCTGCCGGCTACAGCAATTTCTAATTTTTGAATAACACATGCTCCATTACCAGTTAAATGAGCTTTGTTTGTACCATTAGCATCAGTGTGATTAGAAGCAATATTCATATATAAATAACCTTTTGATGTATCAATGAATTTATCACCACCAGCAACTGGGATTAATATTTTATTGTTTGAGCCAGAGTTGTAAGAAGCACTTGTAGCATCAAAACGGCTTAAAGTTGTTTTGCTCGGGATCGCATCAGCTCCCGTGACGCTGTATCTCATAGAAAGTGGTAATGATTCAGTTAAAGACATTCTTTATACATTTATATTAGAAAATAAATTTGAAATTTTAATATTATAACTATTATATTTATGAAAGTCATAGAAAATTTAAAATTAAAAAATTTTGATTTAGTTAAGCAAAATGTTGATGATTTATCAAATTTGCCTTATATACCCACACCGCCTTTAGAACCTATTAATATGTTCTCATTTTTTGTTGGGGCATCTGGAAGCGGCAAAACAAGTTTAGTATTAAAATTATTATGTAGTCATCCTACAAAAAAACATCCAGAAAAAAGTCGAGCGTATTACAAGCTATTTGACAAAATATATTTAGTATCTGCATCTTTACAAAGTTTGCCACTAGATAAATTAAATTTAAATGAAGATAGAATATTTAATAAATATAGTGATGAATTAATGAAAAATATTATTGAAACAGAGCAAGAAGATGAAGAAGGTAATAATGTATTAATAATATTAGATGATGTAATTAAATCATTAAAAAATAATAAAGAGGCAGAATATTTAACAAAATGTATATTGAATAGAAGACATATTTTAAATAAGGGAGATGGTAAGGGTGGTTCCTTATCAATTTGGATTATGAGCCAAAAATTTAATCAATTACCATTAATATTTAGAATTAATACAAGTTCAGTTTTTTTATTAAGAAGTGTTATCCAAAATACAAAAGAAAAAGCTTGTATAGTTGATGAGTTAATGGCAGACCTAACAAAAGAAGAAATTGAAGAAGTATTTAAATTAGCATTTAAAAAAAAATATAATCATCTTTTAATATTAAATAAAAAACCAAAAAATGAAAGATATTATAGTAATTTTGATTTGATTAAATTTGAAGATGATTCTGATTTAGAATCTGATTAACTTTGCATTCTTGTAAAACTATACTTTTCCATAATTTTATTATATTCTTCCATATATTTACTATGGGCTTCCTCTGGTGTATCAAAAATACCTAAATATTTTTTTATACCTTGTTCATTCCTTATTACAGCACAAAATTTTTTATTTCTTTTATATACACCAATAAAACCATTTTTATTAGTAATTTTTATTCTATGTCTATTATTACCAGCTTTATCTATAAATCTCAAATTGCATAATCTATTATCTAATGGATTACCATTTATATGGTCTACCATATCATAATTTTTATTATAACATTCTAAAAAAGTGAAAGCTAATAATCTATGAATTAGAAAAGTATGTGGTATACCTTCTTTATATAAATTTATAACTAAATATCCTTTATTATTTTGTCTGGACTTTACAATCTTATAATGTTTATTAATAACTATTCCATTTGGTGCAATCCAATATAATCCTTCATAATTTTTTATTTGTTTATACATATATATTTAATTTAGAAAAAAATAAAATAAAAATTACTTAATTTATATTTTTAAAAATTTGTAAAAGTAAATTTATTTATTTATATAGTATTATATGATTAACGCTTTAACTTTACCAATGATATTAACGATTAGTATTCAAGGTATAGTTTCAATAATATCACAAATACAACATTCAAGATGTACTAATATTAATTTTGGCTGTATTTCTTGTGAGCGTAAAGTTCCATCAGAACAAGAACCAATAAAAGAATTTAATAATACAACAGAAAATACTAATTCATAAATCCTATTTTATCACACGACCATAAATACATCATAGAATAATGATTAGGACTTTCCTTATTATTTTTAGTTAATTTATTGTTTTTATCTCTAATTTTAGAACTACGAGCACAATAATTTTTTTGTCTTTTTTTATCACCATGATCTAAATTTTTATATAATTTTAATGGTGTTGTATCCTTAAAATGGTTGTAAGGCAGTTGTCCAAAGTTAATTTTTTTTCCACTTGGTGTTATAACAGAATATTTTTTATTTTTACTTTTACTTTTTTCAAATTTTAATTTATTCATATATATTATATTAGATTAAAAAAAACTCATTTTAGTAGTTGAAATTTCACAATCATCTAATCCTATATCCCATTCAATTTGCTCATTCCATGAGTATTGCTTATGATCCATCTTATATTTCATTTTTATAAAATAGTAAAAGTATTTATTTATAACTTTTGCATCTACACCTTTTGATCTTAAATTATTTACACATTTTTTTAAATTACTATTATCTGATACTATACTCATTATAAATAAATTCCAAGCGTTATTATCATCGCTTAAAAATTCATCCAAACTTTCATCATAATTTAATAAAAAACTTTTATATTTTTTAAAATATGGTTTTAATTCTTTTTCTAAATTTTCATCTAGTAATATTTCCATAATATATAATTTAGATAAACTTTTTAAATAATATTGATTTATAATTTATCCCATTTAATATTTTTACCAGTCTTTTTTATTTCAAAAGCTTTTTTTATTTGTGATTTAGTATAATCTTGTGCTAATTTTGGTGTAGTTTTATCTATTTTCACAGTTGGTCTACATATAGAAGGATTATCTTTTTGTTTTTTACCTTTAAAACCACAAGCTGGTGTTTCTTTTATAGTTTTTACATTACCTAATGCGTATGGTGTTAAATTTTTCCATTTTTGAGCATTCCATTTAAAAGTTCCACCAGATTTATTTTTCTTTGAAACATCTATTCTACCTCCTAATTTTTTATATGTATTAACTAAAAACATAGATTTATAAGCACTATGTTTTTCATATGTTTTATCTGCTATTCTTTTTGCTTCAAAATATAATTCTTTATCCAAAAATTTACTCATATATTTTATTATAATATTTTTTTTTAATTACCTCCCGACTTTACGCATCGCAATCGCATGTGCACTTTGGAAGCATTCCCCTGCTAACATAGCTTTTTTCATAACATCCATATGCTCTTTACTATGTTTAGATTTTATTTCCTTCATTAAATCTTTTTGAACTTTGCTTAATTCTTTTTTTGGTTTGATTTTTGTATCTTTTTTTTTCATTACAACAACAACCATTTTTGGTTTATCTTTTTTTTTAGTATGATAAGGCATTATATTTTTATATAATATATTTATTATGAAATTGAGCTTTCTAAAA